ATATGAAATGGTCTTTGACATATGAAATGGTCTTTGACATATGAAATGGTCTTTGACATATGAAATGGTCTTTGACATATGAAATGGTTAAAAAAATAATTGAACAAGTTGAGTTGGTGTTAACATATTAATTTGTGTATTATTGTCAAAATATATTTTTTCTTTCATATATTTTGAGGTTATGTTTGTTTTGTTTATTTTTTTAGAAAACTTTTCAATGCAATCTATGTATTGTTCGATTGAATATGTTTGTAAAAAATGAGTATATAATATTTCAACAAAAAGTAATAGATTGGAATAATTATCTTCTTTAAAATGAAATAAATTAATATGTTCTAAAATATGAATCGTTTGTTTTGTTTCTTCTCTACTTTTTGCATAAATAAAAGAAAAAATGTATTTTATAATATTTGAATTGATGTTTAAGACATCGATTATATTTTTTTCTTTGTTTTTTATGTATTCTTTTTTAATTTCAAAAATAGTTTTTTTATAAATATAAATGACTGCATCATTAATTTTTAAATTTAATAAATTATTTTGTTCATCTGTTACTTGTTTAATAAATTCAATATACATATAAATTGCTTTTTGTGTATGATAAAAAGAAAAATTCAAATTTTTGGTGTAATATAATAAATAATTATAAATATGCAACAAGGATTCAATGCCTTTCATTATGATTAATAAATGATTACTTGAATTAGTAATATTACTTTCATGTATATTATGAATAAACTCGTTTATAATTTTTAAATGCTGTTTTAAATGTTCACTAATATTGTGTTCTTCATTTAACAAATAATTATTGGAATTATCAAATAAAAAAATATTATTTTCTATTTTAGACATTTATATTATATATTATATATTAATATAAAGACAATAAAAATTAACTAATATATGTCAACTGAAAACACACAAGTAGGGTCTTCGTCAAATTATCGGTTACCAACTGAACCAACACTAAAACACGCGTGTAAATTATCGGTTGTTGAAGATAAACCTATTATGTTGGATTATTGGACGGCTTCTTTGGACAAAAAGGCGTTGATTGGGGTGAGAGAAGGGGGTGAAAAATTATTAGTAAAGAGTGAAGATGAGTATACATCTCCTGTTGCAAAATTTTACAAGAGTGGACAAGAATATATTGTCATTACTGAAAACTCTATTTATATTGTTTCTAGTGAAATTCCGACAAGAAAAATCTCTTAAAAATATATATTTACGTCGGTAAATATATATTCATATAGTATATGACATATGGAAGCTTTTATTTCGGAAAAGATGGGTTTTTATACAAAAAAAATAAAAATGTAGGTTCAAGAAGGAATCTTTTGATTGGATTAATTTGTAATCAGCCACAAAATATTTGGAATAAATATGTTTCTGGTTCTGGTGTAGGTGGGCATTCTGTAGCTACAAGAAGAGCTGCATTATATCGTGCTACCAAGCCGGTGTATAATGCTGAATTCGGGCAATGTATTACCACATTAGGTTTATTTTCTAAATATGCAAGTGGTAGCAATAATTATACTTTGAATTGGTATATATAATAATGAATCAATATATTTTTATTTAGGTTTTTTATAATAATGACAGTCAATGCATAATACTTGCAAATTTTCATATGTAGTTCTTCCACCTTTTGACCAAGGAATAATATGATCTCCTTGATATTTTTCTTTTTGTTTTTTACAAATTGCACATACATTATTTTGTTCTTTCAATTTGGCAAGTATAGTATTTTTATCATATAATCGCGGTTCTTTATTTTTTTCACGAGATTCATTGATAATCAAATCAATTAAATGAATCATTTTTTTTTGAAATTGTGCATTTCTTGTTTTACATTTTAATTCTTCTTCTAAATCTACATCGCATATTTTATTTTTAAGTTCTTCGATAATATCAATAATATGTCTATTAAAATCGGATATATCATTAAATTTATGTAATAAACGACTAATTATGCATTTATATGGAAGATAATATGAATTAAAAATTTTTTTCTCCGGTGAAAAAAACATGTTATCTTTAAGCGTTGTTATTATTTTTTTCATTAAATAAAGTTTATGTTTTAATTTTTCTTGGTTATTTTGTAAATAAATATGAACTGATTCTTCTGATTTACCGAGTGTTTCAAGATAATAATTATTACATAAATCTTTAATTGACGACCACGAATTAGGAAGTTGTTCAGACAATATAATTATCTCAATAATCTCCGATTCTATATTACCTCTTTCATCCTTTCCTTTGAAAAAGGATAATTTGTTTAATTCTGGTTTGAATTCGGTAAAATATTCAAAATACTTGTTGTATGTAACTTTATTAAATTCGTAATCATTGAGTGTTGTTGTTGACCTATTTAGAATTTCATATTGATCACGACGTTTAATGCTATCTGTTCTATAAGAAGAGTCTAATTGATTAAATACAAAATTATAGTTTCTAATTTGTTGTTGTTCGTCTGGAGTCAAATCTTTAAAATATTTTTTATCAAAATGTTTACCTCTTGATTCGTCTGTAAAATGTTTTGATATTAAATTAAATCTATTATTAATAAAATCAAGTGCAGTCGTTAATCTATGCATCCCATCCAATACTTCTTCTGTATTATCCTCGGAGTTTAATATTGTCCAAATTGGATTCATTGCTCTACCAATTAAAATAGTTTCTATAAATCTTGTTTTATATTTATCATCCCATGCAGCATATTCTCTTTGAAAATCGGGGTTTTTATTTATATACACTTGGTTAGTCGTAATAGCCATTTCTCTATCTGTTCTTAAATTAATAATGGACAATGGTATATTTGTTGTCATAGAGTCTAATTGTATTAATATAGACTCTAATTTGTTTAAGTAATTTTATTGTTAATATTATTTATTTAGAAATAAGTATAATTTAATATATGTTAGCTCATATAATGCAAATAGCATTATATGAAGGAATGTAGAGAAAAACGTTAACAAGATAAAATTCTAATGAATTACTTTTATGAACAAAAGACCCGCGTCGTAAAAATCCAAAACCATACAAAACATGGAACATTCGCGTTGTAAGTTAATGGATTTATTGTTAGAAATGAACCAAAATTTTATATAATAATATATGAGTAAACAAACAATTAAGGATGATGATGATATAAATTCATTCATTGACGAATTGATTCATTGTATGCAAAGTAAAAGATTAAATGTATTACACGAATCTCACATAATGCCACACGGAATTACATTTTACCGAATTTATTTTGAACCGATTGAACCAATACATACATTAGAGTTTGAATCTAAACCCAAAATAGAATATTTTGTTGGGAATATAGACGGTGAAGAAACTACGCGTATAGAAACGGATTTAAGAAATACAAAGCATCACGATGTAAAAATAGACAATGCAATACAAGTTCAAATCAGATGGATTAATAGTCATCCTTTATACAGAGGATCGGGGCAAAAATTATTATTGTTTATGTTATGTGAGTTGTTTAAAATATTTAAATCAAATAAAATTATGATAATAGAATTAGATAACGATAGTGATGACCCTTTATTTTATAAAAAACACTTACATACTTTTCAATTATTAGAGGATGACGGAACAAAAAAAGATTCCCAAGAAATGAATATATCCAGAAAAATAGATATACTGCATTCAATTCACAAAATATTATTGAATATTATTGAAAAAGACCCTGAATTTGAACCTTTAAAAAGGTCTGAATTTATAAAAAACATACCTATACGCCACTCACATAGAATACAAGAAAAAGAATTAAAAAAAATGATTTCTGAATCAATAGGCGGTACTATAAGAAAAAATAAAACAAAACGACAAAAACGAAAAAGGTGTAATAAAAGCAAAAAGGGTAGAAGATATTATAAATCATACAAGAGATTCAATAAATAATATTATAATAATTCAATATTTAATATTTTTTTCATTAATTCTTCCCATGTAAGTTTATTATAATTCAAATAATTTGTGTTGCAATCATTTATTTTTGTTTTATTTTTCATAATCCAATCGTATCCTTTGTTTTTCATACAACATAATATTTTGTTATGTGCTCCTAATATAGCTAATTCATAATTCTCTGCAATCGAATAATAATTATCAATTTGTGATATTTTATTTGTTATTATTTCATCAAAATGTTTGCAATCCATATTATATTTTTTATATAATATGTATTATATGTATTTTCTCTACTTGTGCTGAATGAAAATGGTTATTGTTCAAGGAAATGGTCTGTTTTTTTCAATAACTAATGGATTAGGCATAATAGTTGGTTTTGGATTATATAAATGAATATGACTTGGTAATAATGGTTCTGCATGAAAATTAAGTGCAGGATTGACCAAATTAGTAGAATTAATTCCGAATAAAAAGGATTCGGTTTCAACCGGATTTGCAGATAATTTATTCCAAGGCATGTATCCTTGTAACAATCCAACGCCGGCTAAATGAGTATTATATGCTTCGCCATATTGAGAATTAGTGTATAAACTATATTGTTTGGATTCATTAAATTGGCGTTGTTGTAATTGATAATTTCCTCTTGTATTTATATTTCTGGTAGAAGACATAATATATATTATTTTTATAATATATTTTATAAATATATCAATTAATAATTAAAGTTCAACATTTTTGATTAAAAACTCCATATTATTTTTTGAAATGGTACCAAAATTGTTTTCGTTTAAAATATCACAAATGCATAAATGAGTGATATGAAAAAAATCAAAAGAAAATAAAATCATAAATCCATTAAATTCTTCGCTTCTAAAAATATATTTCATAGACATTTCGTTGGCAATTTGTAATAATCTATCGATATCTGGATAATTTTCTCTATTTGATTTTAAATAAGTGTACATTTTAAAAATTTTATCAGATAAAATATTTGCATCATAATGAACCATATTAAATGCGTAAAGTAATTCATTATCATATAAATATTTACTTGTAAATTCTTCATTTACATCGCATGATGATTCATTATCATCATATGTTTCAGGCTGTGTAACGTCGTCGGAAGGTATATCATTTGTTTTTTCTACTTCTTCTGAATATCTACAACTAATTGGATTATTCAATTGTAATGATTTATCATAAAATGAATATGTAGTAACAAATTGATAATTATAAAACATATGCATTTATAATAAAATAGTTATTAAATGATTATTTATTATTATAACTTTCTCTATCTCTGGTTAATTCTCTGGATGGAATTCCACCTCTAACCCACCCTTCTGACGCTACTGATTCAACACTATAAGCTGGATTTGTTACTCTATCTTTAATGTTTGGTAAAAGAGGTATACTCGTATATTTTAAATAACTTTTTTCTGGGAGACGTGTAATGGAACGTTTATTTGTAAATAATTCTCCTTGTTGCATTTGTGCTTCTAATATAGGATCCACTGAACCTCTTCCTAAATAGGGGACTGTGGCAAAAGGACGTTGAAATAAATCTATTTTGCATTTGGGATGTATTTCTATATTTCCTAGTAATAATTTACTACTTGTGTCCACCATACATCCACCCACACCTACATTACTTGTTCCATTGTAATTGATACCTGGTTGAGATGTGGCTAACTGAATGGGTTTAGCCATGGTACAGTCACCCGCAAAATAATTTTGAAGATTATAGTTACATGATTTGGAATTTTGAATGGTATTTTGGTCTTGAAAACATGAATCGTTTCCGATTCTGGACATGTTATCAAAATTAAAATTTGTTACAAATGCCATTATAATTAATATTAATATAAAATATATCTGAAATTGTCTTTTACACATTCTAAAGTATCATTATTTCTACAACTGGGCATATCTCCATAGAGATAATTCGCAAATGCACCTTGGTCGTTTGCTACTTTTGTGTTTGCATTAGAAAAAAAAACACGATTGCTTTGGTCTAAATTAAATTGTTCATATAAATCTCCAAATAATTGTTTGTTTGTATCTATAATGGTTGGATTCAAATTTTGAACCATTTTTTTTGTAGAAGTAGTTATATCTTCATACACTTGTGGATTAAATGCAGGTGGTGCGGATTTCCTATCCGGGTCATATTTAATATCGGTTTGTAATACATTAGAAAAAGGATTCTTGCTTGAAGTAGGATAAAAATCGGTTTTTAAATTCTCTTTTAATGTTTGAGGGTTGATAATTTTTGGAGAATTATTTTGTTTGCCTAAAATACTTGCAAATGGATTTACATCAAATCCTTCTTTAAATCTGATAAAATACAAAAAATAAATAAATAGAATAGTAATCATTCCTATTAACAATAATTGTAGAGAAAATGTAAAAATAAAACCGATTATTGTTAATAAAATAATCAATCGTGTGATTGCATTTAATTTGGATTCATAAGACATTTCTGGTGTAGGCCATAATTCCAACATTTCATTTTTATTTAATAATACTTCTGGATGATTTCCCCAAAATGGTGTGTTATTCATATATAAATTATTATATTATCTTTGAAAGAATATTGCTTAACGATTAATCCATATTATTATGACCTTCATAAAATATTCAACATAGTTTTTCTTTGAAATAATCAAGAAATTATAGAGAACTAAATAAATATCAATTGGAATACATAAAAAGAAATAAAAGAATAATACAAAATGGAATTGGTTATATTATTTAATGAATGTGTAAAAAACATTAAATGATATTATGAATTATGAATCTAAAGATCCATAGTATCTAACGATTCTTTCTTCTTCTTAATCTTTTTGTCTTTCTTATTAAATAGAGAAACCAATTCGTCATCCGACATTTTTGGTTGTTCTTTATTATTTTGTTGAATCAATTCCTGTGCCGCCTCATTCAACATTTTTGTCATGTGTTTTTCTTCCATTTTCTTGCGAAGTGCTTGTCTTTTATTATGTAATTTAAGTTTATTTTCCATTGCTGGTTTATTTACCTTTGCATTTTTACCCAATCCCATTCCCATTTTTTCCATCATTTCTTGAATATTACCCATTCCAGGAATATTTTTCATATTCTGAATCATATCAGTTGCTTCAGATAACAATTCAGATTGGTTAATATCACCACTTTTCATTTTGCTATCCAATTTGCTTCCAACTGTTTTGACCAAATTCATCAACTTATCTGGCTCTGCAAACAATTTCTTAAATATATCTTGGGGATCATTTGTATCAATATTCATATCACCAATATTAAAATTCCCTACAGTTTCTTCGGCAATTTCTTTTGCCAATCCTCCTAATTTGCCGTGCAACATAGTATGCAAATGTGAATGTAAATCATCAGATGTAGGTAATTGAAAATCATTATCTGTTTTCTCTACATTATCAACTTTTGCTTTGGAAAACAATTTTTGAATATTATTTAATGTTTCCTCCAACTTATTCTTGAATTCATCTTCATTGATATTATCCAATAACTTGGATGTTTCGCCAAATAAACTTTTATCTTTAATTGAACCAATCAATGAAATCAAAATGAGTTGCAAATATTTCCAAATGGTTTCTCTGGTTGTATCGGATATATTACAAGACCACAAGTAACGAAAACTGATTCCAGGTAAAAATTCTGTATTCAATTTACTTTCCGAAGAAAATAAATCGTTATTTTGATACAAAATTTCAAAAAAGCGTTCAGGATAAACAGTTACACAATAATTGAAAATATATGTGCTGGATTCATCCGTTATTTCATTATTTTCTTCTGTGTACCATTTATAAATCAGTCCTTTATATTCAGGAAAAGTATTGATAATATCATTGACAAATTCTTTAATGACCTTTTTAAATTCGCTAGAAACATTTCCCGAACGAAGTGAATCTAAACATGGTGATTCTAAACATGATGACTCTAAACCGGAAGACATATATTTAAATTATAATTATAATTCTTTAAGTTTAACTCAATCAATATTATAAGAAGAAGACAATTTACACAAATTCTGCAAATATTTAATGGTGTTTAATTTATTTTTTTCATCCATTAATCGGATAGAATCTCGTAAACGATTAATAGAATTAATAATTTTACCAGAATTTTCATTGTTTGATAAATCGTCTTGATAATCTTTTTCTATAAAATAATCAATATTACCTTTTTCAATTTGGTGTTGGTATTTTGAAACCACATATTTATAAAAAACAGTTATAATTAATTTAGGATTGCTTTTTCTTAATAAAACAAAATAATTTTTAACCGTTACTAAATCAACGTCATTTGGAAAGATAGAAACGATATCATCAATAAATTCAATAAAATGATTATTAAATACTAATAAAATATTATGTTTATTTAATGACATACTATTTTATTATTTATATTATTTAAGTTGTTATAAATGCTAATTAAATTGTCTTGGTTTATTTTTCATAGAAACAATATCTTGGTCTCTTTGTTGTTGTAATTGTTCAATAGTTAATCCTTCTTGTATTTTTTGTGATTTGGGTGTGTTATCTTCTGAAGGAGTATAAATATTTACTTCGTCATTATTTAAACTTACATAATTATGCATTTGTCGTAATCCTCCATCGCCTTTTGCTTTCAATGATTCGGAATCCATATCTAAAAAGCTAAAATTATCAGAAACAATTCCTCCATAAGAACCCCCTCCTAAACAATATGCAATCGGCTCCATATTATTCATTGTCGCTTGACTTACCATTTGTGTTTGTTTTGGTTTCATAAAATTATATATATCTTCTCCGTATAAAACATTAAAATTATTTAATAAAAGTAAAGCAGGAACTCTGTCTACATTTTCTGGCATAATTAATTTTTGTCCGTTTTCTAAAACAATATAAATTTTTCCATCTTTTTCTTTCGTTCTTTTGTCAATGCAAATAAAATGGATTTCATCAATTAATGTTGTTTTTGAAATATGTTGTAATAATTTTTTTGAATGTTCACAGAAGTTGGAATAATATAAAATACTCATAAAATATTATTAGTAATTCTATATAGATTTTTAACTTATAATCGTTAACTTATAATCGTTAACTTATAATCGTTAACTTATAATCGTTAACTTATAATCGTTAACTTATAATCGTTAACTTATAATCGTTAACTTATAATCGTTAACTTATAAAATTGATTTAAATATTATATAAATAATAAATGATATAAATACAAGAAATGAATCCAACAAATCCAAAAGTAAGTGCTAAAAGAGAAGATGATGGAAATACACTTCACTTTACCTTATCTGGTGTAAATGTGAGTATAGCGAATGCAATTAGACGAACAATATTATCTGATATAGAAACGGTTGTATTTAAAACAAGTCCTTATTCAGAAAATTTAGCGAATTTTATTACGAATACAAGTAGGATAAATAATGAGATTCTAAAACAACGATTAAGTTGTATTCCTATTTATTTAAAAAAAGAAAAAATAGAAAATATAGATGATTATCTATTGGAAGTAAATGTAGTGAATTCAACAGATGATAGTATTATTTATGTAACTACAAAAGATTTTGTCATCACATATAAAGAAGAACGTCTTGATACAAGAGAAATATTTAGACCGTGGATTTCACCAGATCAAGAAGAACATTATATAGAATTTGCGAGATTGAGACCCAAAATTTCAGAGAGCATTCAAGGAGAAAAAATTCATTTTACATGTAAATTATCTTACGGGACATCAAAAGACAGTGCAATGTATAATTGTGTTTCTGCGTGTTCTTATGGGTTTACTATTGATAAACAAACCCAAGAAGAAAAATTAAAAACAAAAATAGAAGAATGGAAAAAAGGAGAACAAAATGTGGATTTTGAAACAAAAAATTGGTTGTTATTGGAGGGACAAAGAATCGTATTAGAAAATAGTTTTGATTTTATAGTTCAAACCATTGGTGTTTTTACTAATAATGAAATTGTAAAAAAAGCGTGTGAAAATATAACAATGCGGTTGGATACAGTATTAAAATCAATTGAATTAAATGACGGATTAATTATAGACTCAGAAAATACAATGAAAAATAGTTTTGATGTCATATTAGAAAACGAAGATTATACAATTGGTAAAGTAATAGAATACATGATGTATATAAAATATTTTGAAGGATTAAAAATATTGACTTTTTGTGCATTCAAAAAATATCATCCGCATAATACAGATAGTCTAATTCGCATTGCTTATAAAGAACCAACAAGTAGAGAAAATATTATAGACAATATAAGAGAATGTGTTGAAGAATCAAAAGAAATATTTATAAACATTCATAAAAAATTTTAATATTGTATCTTCTATTTGTATAATATAATTTTAGTTTCGGTTTTATTTTTTAACAGTGAATATTCAATTAGTGATTCAATTCATTAAGAAGATTTAGGATAAAATATAAAGGAATGATTAATATGTAACTTTGCAGAAAATTGCCCAATGTTTGAGAAATACTTTTTTCTCAAATGATTCGTTTATATTTAATTGTGTTTGTGACAATTTCTGGAAAATAAAATGGATGTAATAAAATTACATAATTCTCTTCTATTTAGTATTTTAATCATTATAATAATATTTAGCAAAAAATTATTATATATAGTATATATATAAATGGATATGACCGCTATAAGTAAATTATTTAATAAACCCTCGGTTAACGCACCAACCAGTACTACTACTACTGGGGGTCGTAGACGACGACGAAGTGGAACACGTAAATCGCGCCGTGGACGAGGTCGTCGAAGCCGAAAGAGGTGGTTCTTTTAAAAATATTAATAATTATATAATTATTAATATTTGCATTACAATAAACATATACTACAATAAACATATTTAATAATAATCAAAATTTACAGACCACATATGAAGTGAATTATCCATTTTTTTAACATAATCATTAACGATTTCATATTTTACTACTTTTTTATTTGGCTTCAACGTATTCAAGTAAATATGATGAATAAAAAACATGTGTGTTCTATAATTTTTTGGATAATGTTTCAATGCTGTTTTTTTATTAATATAACAACTAATATAATTTTTGTATAAATTGTGAATAAATTTTTTATCAAGTGATTCATATTTCTTAATCTTATTCATATATTCTGGATAATAATAGAGAAATTCTTCTATTTTATTCTCTTTCATCAAAGTAAAAAAATGAAATTGCAAATTGGAAGAATTACCTCTTATCAATCTTATTTTTTCATAATTCGGATTTCTAATTTTTGTTCTAATATTTGAATCCTTTTTTCTTACTACAATTCCCATAAAATAACTAGGATCATTATTCTCATTATAATAATTCACACAATCACTATAATTATTAAAGTTATCCAAAATAATTGGACATTTCACATTTGATGAACCCATTGTTTGAACCAATTTTCTAACATCCAACAATAAATTTTCTTGAATATTGTATGCTTCAATTAAATATAAACATGGTGTTTTAAAAGCAGTTACTATTCGGTTGTTTGGGTGTTGCATAACAAAACTATAACTAACTGCTTTGTCTAATATAGACAAAGCCAATTTACAATAATCAATCGTTTCATAAAACATTTGATTAAACGTTTTATTACTAAAGAAAATAACATTTCCACCAATTGTTGTTTTTGTAGATATTTCCCATTTATTTGCATATGAATCCCAAAACAAATTAATCATTGTTCCTTCTATAAATTCTTCTACAATTACATCTGTAAAAGGAAACATTAACATAAATTCATCTAAATAGATAGACTTTGAAGGACTCATTGAAACCAATTTCTTTTCAGACGGATCCACAACAATAGATCTTATATTTCTTGAAATATCGTTAAACTCACTTATTTTTGATTTGTCATAAAAAAATATTTCATAATTTCCAAATTTTTTACTCTTAATATTCTTCTCGTTTAATATATTATCCATATTCAAAATAGACATTTACAAATGTAATCTAATATATAATGTAACTTTATATGTGTTTGACATATTATATAAATATCTATAATAAATATAATAATGTTTCAGGAAGAAGAAAAACTAAATATGAAATCTATATTTCTTCAATTAGGAGATGTTTTTAAAATTACAAATAGTTCCAATGATGTTTATAACAATGAGAGTTACTATATAGAATATATTGATTCTGAAAAAATTAAATCCATTCGTGTACAATCTTTAGATAAAGTTGAATTTCGCATTACAACGGAATTGCATCTGGCAACCATAAAAGAAGAAAAAAAAATAGATGGAAATATTGATTTATTATTCAGAAATCATTATCAAGGATTTGTTTTGCAAAATAAATTACATGTAAATAAATGGATTCAAATTATATTTGATAGCAAAGATATATTCATTGGTGAAATTATTCATTCAGAAAAAGACATGATTGAGATTGAATTATATAAAACAAAAGACAAAATTTACATTAATTTTAATTACAATGGAATTCCAGAAGATTTGTCAATCAAACAAATTAAAATAATTAATAAACCAAGCGAATATGAAGGTGAAGTAGAAGAAAATATGGATATTGAAATCATAGGAGAAGTAGAAGATATAGTTCAATTGTTGGATGTAGATGTTTCCAAATATAGATATGATATAGAAGTTCAAAAAACAGATTTGTTAAATTCAATGTTGTCACAATTATCTTCTGCAGAAAAGACTCCCCACAATTTAAATAATATACATTTAAATATTGAACGATTTCAACAATTAAGAAAACAATTCTCTACTTTTGATGAATATGGAAACATTATGGATGAAATCTATAAAGGACCTTTCTGGAAACCATTAGTCAACAATCTAAAAACATTAAAAACCCAATTATCATGGATAATACCGGTTACTTCTACTGTTAAAAAAGTGTATGGGATTTCAGAAGAAGATGAAAAAGAATTTCAATTCATTTCTAATTATTCTATTGATATTGATGAAAAATTAGATGAAATAGTGCAAATGTTTAAAGGAGAATCTTCTACACAAAAAAGTTTTAGATATACTCAATATTTACAAAATTTATACAATTATTTTATACCTTTTGAAAACTTGGATTTATTAAATCCATTATTAACAACTCTACCTATTCAAAATAATACTTCTGTTATAATAGATAACATACCGTATTGTATTTCTAATGTTATTAAAAATATTCCTTTACCAAAAGGCGATTTTTATAATAAAGTAGAAGGTAATATATTTGTAAGAGATGTTTATTTATCTGGAGATAAAATATTGGATGCATACAAATTGACGGAAGGAAAAATGTTTGCAAATCGTGTTCAAGTTCCAAATACAATGGACACAATAAACTTAACTGGTTTAATAATTTTACCAGAAACGATTGTTGAATATTCACGAGTTAAATTACCTGGAACAAACATTTTAGACAAAACAAATTTAAGTCATATATATTTGGATTATTCAAAGTTATTTAATTATGAAATTCCAGTAAATATATACACCATAGATAATAAAACAGTGAATCAAAATTTTTATGATGGTAATTTTATAAAGAAATCACAATTAAATTTTTTTAAACCAGAAGTCACCGGTAATTATTTAGAATTTTTAGAAAATATAATTCCGAAATCAAAAAATATATTTAAATTAGTAAAACCTTATATTATTGGAAAGTTATCTTTAGTAAATATTGTTCATTTTTTAGAACCTTATTTAATTTACCCAGATGATGTTACCTATACATTTTATAAAAAAGATATTGTTCCATTTATAGTAGAGAAAATAAGTGAATTTAATAGCGAAATATATCATAAAAAACGTGCGTTTGATGATTTATTTTTTAAAATTGTTGAATTAAATGAAAAACGACTAAAAAAGAAATTAAACATTACGTTGTCTTTTTCAAAAAACGATTTATGTGAAATATACGATATTACAGAAACAGTAAAACATCCATTTAATGATGAATTATTGTTAAAAATGACAGTGAGTGATTTTAAAAAAACATATACTTATAAAATTGTTGAGTCTAATATGCATTTACTAATTGATTCATCTATTGATGAATATATTGAACGACAAGAAGCCAATCCATGTGAAGAATTAAATAAAGATGAATGCGTAAGTAGTGAAAAATGTATGGATGATAAAAATGAATGCAATTCTATTTCCAACATAGCAAAAAATATTACCAAACAAAATTTAGATAGGGTGTTATCTGAATTTGATAAAAAGTATGTTATTACACAACAACAATTAAAAGAAATAGTTGAAAGAGAATATGAATATTCTTCTTCTATTTTGCAAAAAGTCATTCAAATAGAATATAATAATTCATACGGAAAATACGAAAGAATCAAAAATAAATTGGGAGAAGAAGCAAATAGAGAAATGAATTATGATGCGATTTCAAATATTTCTCCTTTTATCAAAAAAAGAGATTACTGTTTAGGCATTTTTGATTTGGAAACAAAATATAATAAAATATTAGAGTTTAAAGAACACTATACCTATAGTGTTTTAAAAGATTATTGGTTTTACTGTATAAAAACAAATACTAAATTATTGCCCACTTTTATATATGAATTAGCACATACATTTATTTTTGATCGTGATAACTTTGATAATAAATTGCATTATATTATTAAAACACAAGGTGTAGATGGTGATGATGGTGAGTCCTATGTGGATAAATATAGTGGTTATGTCATTCATAAGAAATTCTTTGATGCAGCAGAAGGATATAATAATGGATTCAAAGTGATTACAAGAGATTTTTTAGAAGAAGAAGAAGAAGAAAAAGAATTATATGAAGAAGAAAAAGAAGAATCGGTTGTAAAGGATAGACCTTATATGAAATATGAGCATTATAAATTAATAATAAAAACTATAGATGATTTATGTTCTTATTTGAAAATTCAATTGAATTACGAAACAAAAAATGATTTTATAGCAAATATTGTTTATCAGCAAATGATTTTACTTTATGACGAAAAAAAATATAGACTCCTTTTAAAAAAACAAAAAGACAAAGAACCATTATTAGATTATAACAGTTACATTAATCGCAATTTAGTAAAAAATACAATTGCAACCTTTTTGATTTCTCTACAAACAAACATTCCAAATATTATTTTGAATGAAAATTGTTGTTTTATGGATTTTTATCCATCTAATCCAGACGGAAGTAGAGATTCAATCCATTTTATTTCCAAAATTAGTTTTCATTTAATTAAGAAAAGAGAACAACCATGGATTTCATTACTTCGTCCCAATGCAGAGCCTATGAAAATAGATGAAATAGAAAAATTGTTATATAACGCTTGTGATAAAATAATAAAAAATGCAGAAAGTAACATTCTCATTGAACAACGAAAACAACTCAAAGTGAATGCAATTTCAAAACTATCAGAAGAAACCGGTTTTGGATTTATCCCAAAAAAATATAAAATAAGTAATTGGAAACAATTTTTGCCACCATTATTGAATATCAATATAAAAACACGCGTTGATAACGTTTCAAATGAATTTATCAAGAGTTTAAATAGTAATTTAACAAAAGGAGATATAAAACAACATGATAAAATAAATATATTAGAAGGAAAAACGATTATTTTTTCTCTATTCATTCAACAAGAAATACAAAATGTTATTAATACAGAAGAATTAAAATTAAAGAGTTTATCTGGACAACAATATTTGGAAAATTCGTGTTGTTGGGAATCAGAAAAAGAATCCTTTTCTTCTAAACAGACAAAATTTATAGATTATTTTATTGAAAAGACATCTATTATAAATACATATTTGGAATTAATTCATCAAAATTCGTTACGATTAAATGATATTAAATTACTAACGAATGCCCCCACTTTAATAATTAATAAAAACACCAAGCTAAAATTTGATACTTTGAAAAACGAATTCACTGAAAATACAATATTTATGGCTTTTATTAAATATTGTAATTTTGAGAAACCGATTCCTATTCCAGATGATTTCTTATCATTGTGTAAATGTAAAGAAGGTAAACCAGATATCCAATTATTTGATTTAAATGATTCTATTCAAGAAAAAGTAGAGAAACTAAAAGAAAACGGAAAAATGTATACTAATAATGATTTGATTAATTTATTGCAACGTGTTGGCTACAATAATATCATTCATTTACAAAAATATGTAGAGAATGAAGATGTTGCAAAACCGTTGGAAAAGAAGACACTTCAGCCTTTGGAAAAGAAGACACTTCAGCCTTTGGAAAATGTAAGAATGATTTTACATGAACCAATGGAAGGCGTGAGAGAATTAACACGTGAACAACTGGAAGAAGATATTAATCAAATATTAAAAGATAAACAACCGTTAACCAAGAGTAAGTATTTATTGCAGTTTATAAATCATTGGATAAATATAGTTGATAAAAAAAGTGATATTGAAGATTCGGAACGCGATAAGATAAACGATGATATTACAGACATCATCAATGAACTAATACAATATATTAATCGTTTTTTATCAAAAACAACAAAAATAGATAAAACAATCAACGATTTTTTCAAAAAAATATTTATTTGGAAAGATTATTCTTCTAATTTCTGTAATTCAATCATTTTTATAAAAAATTATATACATAATATTTCAAAAGTATTTCCAAATATAATGGCAACTGATTTTCTTCAAAATGGAGAAAATTCGCCTTTATTAAATGATATTGTGCATAAATATCAAGGATTATCTTCTAATGATTTGTCATCAATTAAGAAAGTAAATAATGCATATTATCAACGTTTTATTAAATTAAATGAATTAATAAATGGAGATAATGATAAAGTAAAATCTATCATTGTTTTAATAATGAATAGAATGCAAGAAGATGAATATTGTAATAAAATAATTGAGTTAATGAATCAAACGCCTATTTTTTCTGAATCAAACTCAAAGGATTGTATTTTTGACAATAAAACAACCAAATTATTATTTTCATTTTATTTTCTTACAATTTTCTCTACTTATATAAAAATAACATATGAAGTATTAGAATCTGTTGAAGAAAATCCAAGCTTTAAAGATAATATTAAAATATTTATTATTCATTTATTAATTAATTACATGAATATGATGGATGAAGACAAAAAAACAAACGATTTTTTATATAAAAATGTCTTTGATAAAGAATTCAAGTTCAAAGAAATAGAGAAAGGTGTTATGATTGAACGGTTACAACAAATGACAAATGAGGCGAGAAAAGCGGATAATAATTTAAAGGCACATCGTTTAGGTATTTGGGGGAAAGGGTTATCTGATAAGGTTTTTAAATATACTGCAAAGGTGGATATAATAGATACTGCTGTTTTAAAGAAAACCAAACAAGTAGAAGAAAAAATAAGACATGATGAATTGATACGAGATGTGTTAATGGAGCAACAAAACGACGATGTAGAACAATATGAAGATGATTCTGTTGTTGAGGATGAAGTAGAACACGGTGATGATGATGAATCTGATTTAGATGATGGAAACGAATATGACGAGTATGACGATGGTGAAGAGTATAATGATAGAGATCGTGATGAATAAAAATGGTCGTATGTTGTTGTTATTGTTTTATATAAATAATATATTATGGTAGCCGTTTTTATTAAAAAATATCAAACGTTAATGAGCATTCTTTTATTTTTAATAGTTTATTATATTATTCAATATGATAAACCTCTATTTATTTATAATGTTGATGGAACATTAAGACAATTTGGCGTTGGATATAAAAAAAAGACGATTCTTCCTATTTGGTTATTAGCCATATTATTAGCAATTATATCTTATATGATCGTCAAGTATATAATTATATTTTCGTAAATATTTATGAACTATTACTTATAAAAAAAAAGCTGACGGTAATTGCTAATATACAAGTATAAAAATACCAAATACATTTACCAATTATAAATTTTTTATTTGTAATGTGTAGTAACTTTTCTTTAATTTCGGTTTGTTTATTTTCTGGAAATAGAGGCGAGAATAAATTCGTCCATAAATAATCAAAATTGCTGGGGGTTAATTGATTAACAAATATATTTTGACTTTGACTAATTTTTAACATCATTCTTTTTATTTCTATTATTTTTGTGTCGTCCGTATTATTATTTTCCATATTCAAGTCTGCCAAAATGACTCCTGCATCATTTGCTACAAATAAATATCCAATTACATTTGAAAATATAGAATTTAATTCATCTACATAGCCTTCTTTTAATGGTCCTGTGTATATTAACAAAGTAGGTGCCAATATAACAATCCATGTAACAAACACTGCTAAAAATAAAACTGCTACATTTTTAGTTACTGATAACCCAATAAAAAATTCAACAATCATTAATACAAAAAATAATATATACTCAATAACATTAAATGCAGTAGGATTATTTATTTCTGTAAAAAAAATCACAAGAATACAGATAATAGTTATAAAATATAATCCATATATTCCAGTCGAAGAAATGCTATTATTATCCATATTATAGATATAACGGATAAATTATTTTGATATTATAACATAATAATGAGTTTAGTTGAACCCGGAATGAAATATTATGTAAATGAAACATTGAAACAATGTCATTCTTTTAAAGAACAGTATCATAATAGAATCGTTAATATTTCTTTAGGAGTTGGATTAATTATTATTGTATTATTAATTCTAATAATTAAATACAAAAAAAAGTTAACACCTAAACAAAAAGAAGCAAAAAATAGAGAAAAACAGCATTATATTTTATCTAAAATAAAAAATTATCAAGATGCAAAATTAAAAATGTCTGAATCACTTATTACTGGATTACCAATGATGACGGATATCTAAAATTCTTTGCTGTATAAATATATATTTAATAAATTATTAAATATATATGGAAGATTTTGATAAAACAATTCAAACTGTAAAAGAAATGGGAAATATTTATAAATCGGAACCTATTTTATATGCATTAGAAAATTATTATAAATTAAAAACCAATTATGAATTGAAGAAAAAAACAAGCAAAACAAACAAAACAAAATGCATTTTCTGTAACAATGAAGGTTCTACTATATTTAAAACATTGATTATAAATGGAAATAAAACCTTAATTGCTGAATGTAGTACGAACAATACATGTTCAAAAAAGATAAGAATTTTAACTGGAAGAATAGAAAATTTTTATGACAAAATTTCTCTACTTAAACAACAAATAGAAAAGTTAAAAATAAAAATTATTTTATATAAAAATGATATATTATTTGGATACATCAAAACAGAAAACACAGATAAATTTGAAAAAATAATGACTGAGTTTGATACCCATTCTTTAGAATTAAAAATTTTTATGGAATTATATGCAGACATTATAGAGAACCATTTGGAACATGAAAAATTAAAGAATTTAGAATCCAAATTGTATACACAAATACTAAACATAAAAAGAAATATTTTGAATTATAACAATGAAAAACACCAACAGGATTTAGATGAAGCAGTTAATATTTTTGTTGAGCTTTTATCTCGTTTTAGTAGCGAAGATATCGGATTATTGGATAATATCATGAATTTAAAATATGTAAATCCTTCTGTAGAATACGACGAAAAAGAAAAAACAGTAAGACTCATTCAAATACCTAAACAATATGATATTTATTCCAATGAGTTCTCTACATTACCTATAGAAGTAGTTGAATATGAAAAAACATCTTCGTCATCTAAAAAAACAAAAACATTAAAGAAAAAAACAATAACAAATAAATTACCTAAAAAGGATAAAAAAATTAAAAAATTAAAATCTATAGTTCAAGAAGAAATCCCTACAAAAATACCTATTGATCAAGAAGAAATAAAAGAAAACATCTACGATCAATATGAAGAAGACAATGAAGGTTATATTCCTCAACCAAAAATAACAATTGAAGGTAACATAGAAGATAAAGATATTATCAATGCACCAGATATAACAGAAAAAGGTTTAGATGAAGATGTAAATGAGGTTGGTTTAGATGAAGATGTAAATGAGGTTGGTTTAGATGAAGATGTAAATGAGGTTGGTTTAGATGAAGATGTAAATGAGGTTGGTTTAGATGAAGATGTTATTGAAGGCGAAGCCATTGATGAAATTTATATTTTGATAGATAAAATTCCAACAATTGTAGAGAATGGAGAATTTTATGATGAAGAAATACAATTTACAATAACTACAAAAACAACAGATGCAGCACCTGGAAAAGGTTCTGGTGAAAAAATACCAAGTGATAAAGTATCTGATTTTGATAAATTAAGTAAAATGAAAAATTGGAGATATCATTTATCTAATTATGGAATCGGAGAATTTGTGTTGGACGGAAAGAGATGGAAAACAGTAGAACATTATTATCAAGGATCCAAATTTAAGAAAGAGAATCCACAATTTTATAATTTATTTTCTCTTGATTATAGTGAACCAGTTGAAGGACATCCAGAATTAATTATTTCTGAAAATGTTTCTTTAGCCAAATATGCAGGAACAACTGGTATGTATAATGATAAAGAAAAAGGAATGATTCAAATCAGACCGGATGGAGTAGAAATAGATAAAGATTTCTTTTTATCAGAAAATGTTTCAGAAAAAGATAAATATAAATTCAGAGAAAAATATGAATTGTTTATTGCCCAACAAACCAAATTTACAACAAATGAAAAAATGAAAAAAATGTTAAAAGCTACAAAAAATGCAAAACTAAGATATAATGATAATAATAATTCAGCCAATAATTTAATCTATATCAGAGCAGAGATTCAATAATAGTTTTTATTAATTCGCAAATATAATTATATTCATTCAATATAATTATGTTGAAATATATTTCGTTCAAAGTCTTTATCATTAGTTTTTTAATTGGATTATTTTTCGTTTATATGATGGGAACCGAAAATAAAAAAGTAATTGTTTATCCTACACCACAAAATATAACTACCGTTCAATATAAAGATGTAGCAGATAATTGTTTCTCATACGTTTCAAAAGAAGTGCCTTGTCCTGAAAATGGGTTATTCTCTACTATTCCTGTGCAACAATAATTATATCCCATATTTTGAAAGAATCTCGCGCGTTTCTGGTGTATCTTCTAACTGAGCGTATTTAATAAAGATGGTGTATTCATATGGATTATCTAATCTTTCGTAACCAACAAATACGTGTGCATAATTTAACCGTTCATTTTTCAATTGAAATCTACTGTGCCATTTTTGTGTTGATGATGTTTCTATTTCACGAAGTTTAGAACATAATTGTTTGTCTGAATGTTCAGAAATAGCACAATGATAAAACCCATCCTCTTTTTTTGGCATTGATTTTCCAATAATTTTTTTCCCTCTTATTCCCTGATAAAATCGGTGTGCTTTTTCCCAAGCTTCTTCTTCATCATCTTCGTCGTTCACTGTGAACTTTTTCCATAATCGCAGGTTTGTTATCTTTATTTTATCCAAATCTTGTCTTCTTTGTTCGGATTCAGTAGGTTGGTAGGGATCCAACCCTTTTATTTCACGAAGCGAACACGATTTTCCTACAAATTCATCATTCATTCTATCTACACACGATTCATACTCAAAAATTGTTTCAACAAACGATTCTTTTAAAGAATGGATATGTGTTTTCTTAATTTTTTCTCTACTTTCAGGGTTCCAAGAATGATAATTAAATAGAAATCTACATAATTGATATTTTACGTCTCGTGGAAAATGTTCGTGAGAGTAAATTACATTATCAAAATTACCTATTTCCGGATTGATTAAAGTAACACTCATTCCAATACATGTAAACCCTGTTATAAAAGTTGGACATTCTAAAAAATCTTTTATCAGATGTTGAATCATAACAGATGGTTCTTGCAACTTACTTAATAATGTTATTCGCAGTTCTTTATCCCGTATTGTATGCACTTTCTCAAGTATGTCTATATTTGTCATTATTTTAACACATGTACCATCAACATTCTTTCTAAATAATTGAAATCCATCTCCGTTAATAACAATGACATTTGCAGTTAGGTATACATCTAATATAGATTCCATGCACATATAATGTGTCACCTTTCTTTTAAAAGCGGGAACAAAATGATAACTAAATTTATCTGATACAATATCTAACATTGGAAGCACAAAATTGATAAATCCCAACAAAAGCATTTCATTTCCTAACTGAAAACACGAATCATCCTCATACCACGTTTTATGCTTTGTTACTGTGTTTGCAAACGATATAATATGTTCTGGTATATCACACGGAATACTCCTGGTGAGTTCAGAATCACTCAATTCATTGTAACATGTAATTTTAACATCTTTCAAACCAAAATAGGTTTCGGAACGCCCAATGCCTAATTCTGTTTCAACATCACGGATATGAATTTTGAAAAATAAACTGAATTTTTTATTATCACTCCAAATTGTTTCGGAGGTGGCAGTATATCCTACAATACTTTCTACGATTGGCGATGCATTAAAATCTACGATACATGTTCTATTTTTCTTTTGTGTAATATATGCGTGTGCTTCATCAATATGAACATTGAATTTAATATTATGTATGTTAAATGGCTGCCATTGTTCTGCAAAATGAAACAAAGATGGCAAAGATTCGCGAATTCTTTTTGTGTGTGCGCAACAAACAATAACTTTAATCGGATTCTTTTTTTGTTGTTGTTCGTCAATTATTGAAAAGATACGCGTAACATCTTTTGCGTGATGACAATCGCCTGCCGTTTCTTTTTTACTATTGAAAACAATTATATTTGATGGATCTATTTTTTCACACATTCTTGCGAAAAATTGCATACCCGATGATAATGTATTCATAGTAAGAATAATGTGAATATTGTTAGAGTGATTATTAATTATACTTGTTATACATATAAGCGTTTTACCTTCTTGTGGTTTGCGAATAACAAGACTCAACTTGTTTTCAAACTCTTCGCTGGAAATTCTGGTTGACATGTCTGTCTCAAATTGGCGTTGTTAGCTTGGGATATAAAATTTTGTATAAAACATTTCAATTTTTTTATTTTACGCGAAATTAAAAAAAACTAAAAATTTATATTTTAAATTGGTATAGTGTTTGTTATTGAATAAATTTTATTGTTATTTTGGTATAATAGTATACATTTCAAAAAGTTCTCTACATACATTACATTTGCATTCCATATTATCACTTGTAACTTCTTCAATGATGCAATTCGTACATTTTCTTGAACCGAAATCATCACAAAATTCATCTGTTGAATCTATTATTTGATTGCATTTTTTACATTTCCAACTAATATTATCCGCATAACAATCTAAACACGTATAAAATGATATGTGGTCTAATTCGTGGGTTCTAACATTATATGTAGTCATTGAAACCATTACTTCTGTATAAAATTTCCATTCGCCAGATTCTTTTTTTCCAACTCTTTTTTCGCATTCATAACAATACTTGTTATCAATTTCAATTGGTTCCATTTGTTTGCATTGAATAATAAATAGAGAACATAATTTATGTGTTCAATTTTTTATTTCGGGTAGATAATATTTTTATTTTATATATAAAATATTTTGTGTTTTAATTTATATGACAATAAATATATCTAAATTTGTAAAATCAAATACTGGTAAATATGTCGTTTCTATTTTATTGGGATTGGGATTAGCTACTATTTTTAGAGAAGTTTGTAAAGATAATGAATGTATTCTATTTTACGCTCCAGATTTGAATGAAGTAGAGAACAAAATATATGAACACGATGGAAAATGTTATAAATATAATTTGGTTTCTACCAAATGTAATAAAACAAAAAAAGATGTATTAATCACACCAAACACATAATTAATTCGTCATATTTATATTTATAATTCATTTATAAATATAAATGGCTTCTGGAACAACTAATATTTTTGATTTACCCCAATCTAACCAAAATATCCAATTTAGCGTTACTGATAATATTGCTGGACAAGATACGAAAATGAATGCAATGCCTCAAAATACAATGAATCCTATTCAACAAGCTTTAGACCAAACAACTATTAATCAATTGGTTTCTGGTATTCAACAAGCAAGTGTTACTGGTGCGACACAATTGCCATCCAGAGATATACCCATTCACAAAAGTCAACAATTAGACAATCAAGTTCAACAGGAATATATTCCTCCACCAAATAATACAAATTTTGTTGAAGAAGAAGAAGAATATGAAGAAAATAACTTTAGAAAAAATAAAAAAACCAATTATTTGTATATGTTTGAAAATACACAATATGAATTACAAATGGCAATATTATTATCTATATTTTATTTCTTATTGCAACTTCCATATATTAAAAAATTATTATTGACATATATTCCTACTCTCTTTTTTAAAGATGGAAATATAAATATTTATGGAAATTTATTTCTGAGTATACTTTTTGGGTTGGTTTATTATGCATTATCTTTATTTATTGAAAAAGAAGAGAATCATTAATACATAAATAATCCACCTCTACCTCTCTTTCTGGTAATAGGTTTACTTGAAGACAAATGAGTTGATTTAGTTAAAGATTTTGTATAATTTTTATTAACGGATTTTTCTTCGGGTCTGTATCTCATAAAATGCATTTCATATTCTTTTGTATTTTTTTTATTTTTTAAAGATAAGAATAATTTATTTTTCTTGGCTCGCATTTCTTTCAACGTTTCTTGATGACCATAACAATCTACGCTAAATCTTTTTAATAACCCTTTTTGTTCCAACCGATTTTGTTGTTGAACTTTAAACAAATACTGAGACATACATAATATTCTCTCCACATTATAATAATCTTTATTTGAATATAAAAACGCCAAATAAAAACTCAACATTGTATCTATTGTAGCAATTTTAATTGACTGATTATTTATTTTAACTACATTATAACTATGACAAGCCAATGGTTCGTAAATAAATGCAACAGTATCTTTCTCTACTTTTACTTCATAATGTAGAGAAATAATATCACCTATTTTTTCTCTTTTTAAAATAGATACATTTTTAATACCGATATTATTTAATGCTATTTTTACGGATTCTGCTGTTTTTAAAGGTTCTATGGATAATACATCAAAATCGGGATTTTTTTTAAATTTATGTTTCAACGAATTTGGCATGTATCTTGAATATAGAGAAATTGCAAACCCACCAAAAAAAATAACCTTTTCTTTTATAAATGTATTTTTAATTACATTATAAATAGTATCTACATTATTTTTATTTTCCATTTTTCTTTGAAAATCAATCTTCCAACAATTTTTTGCGTTTAATGGAAAATGTTTGTTTAATAAAATAATTCTTTTCAACACTTTTTCCCAACGACTCACGTCCCCAGCAGGTCTTGATAATTCAAGATACATGGACATTCTTAAAAAATTGGGCGGTGCATATAATATTCCTTCTTTACAAATAGCCTCTTTTCTTATTAGTTGAAAAATTGTGTTATCTATATATGTTATATCGGCTACCGGTATAAAATTTACAAATACTTTATATGTTCCTTCGTGAACACCATTTTTTGCTTCAACTTCTTGAAATCCCATAGTATAATAAATATCCGCCAAGTCTTTTGCATCTTGATATGCATTAGGAGAAAAAAAATCATAATCTGGTATTTCTGTATCTTTATTATAAAATTGGTCTTCTAATGGAAGAATGGAATTAATTGCAGTCCCACCATAAGCAACTAATTTTTTTTTCTTTAAAAAATCTTCTACTATTTTAATAATTTTTTTAACTTCAGGCGAATTTACAATGGCTCTTCCTTCTTTTTTTTCTGCTTCGTCTACCGCCATACGTAATATTGCTAATTCACAAGCTTCTAACGTTATTCCTTTTTCACATTGAAACGGTTCCATATAATAAAAAAATATTTTATCATATCTGGAAACTATAATATCTTGCGGATTGACTTCTCGGGGCAAAAGAATAAGATGGTGGTGGATCATTTGGTACTTGAATCGTTACTGGTATGTAACGTAAATCTGCTGGTTTTAATATAAAAGCATTGCCACTATTACTAAAATAATTTAATGCTGTTTTATAATTGCTGTCTTTATTTGAAAAATTAATTGTGGTAAATTGAATGCCTAATAGATTTGAAGTTGAAATGCTTGGATTTGATGGATTGTGTGATATATCGGGTGTAACAATAGTCATACTTTGTTTATTAAAATTAATTAACTCAGTTTGATCAGGAGAATTTTTCATTTCATAATTTGTTATTAATCTACAATTAGTTGAATTTGTCATTATATTACAAAATTCCATCAAGTCCGCATTATCTAAAACATTTGTATTTTGTTTATCAATCATAATAATTATCTTACTCTTAAATGTATTTAATGGTAGAAAACTGATATTTCCCACAGAACAGTTAATATTATTAGTATTATTTGAACAATCCTGATATTCAAAACTATATTGTGGACCCAATATATAACCGGTATTTTGATAATTTTTAAAAATGGTTGCCATATTAGAAAACATTTTTTGATTCGTGCTTTGTATTCTCAAATGAACAAATAATGGATCTGTTGGATTTGGACACGTTGAAATATTAAATGCGGTATTAATAATAGAATCAAATACATTTCTAAATAGAACAGATGTATTTGATTCTTTTATATAATAATTATTTGGAATGGAAGATGTAGCTACAATTGGTTGATTTTGCAATGAATAAATTTCAAAATCTAATAATCGGACTCCTTGTGCAATTACATTTTTTAATGTTTGTGTATCTATTGTATTATTTATGTTTGAACTATTGTTATTACAAGAATTATATGATGAAAATATATAATAATCTCGTATTGAATATGTTCCTGTAATACCAGAATCCGTTGGGTCGCTATTTCCCTCTTCTGGAGATAATTGCATAGAATTAATGAGTCTGTTTACTTCTGATTTTGTAGAATTTTTGGATGACGAACCACTTGTGCTATAAACCACTGTAATGATGACAACTACTGCAATTACTACAAGAATGACACCATACATATTTGCATTCATTTATTAATATAAATGATTATTTTATTCTTTTATTCACAATAAAGTTAAATAAAATGTATATTATATATTAAATGCCCGGGGGGTTAATGCAATTAGTCAGCGAAGGACAACAAAACATTATTTTAAACGGTAATCCATCTAAAACATTTTTTAAATCTACTTATTCTAAATATACTAATTTCGGGTTACAAAAGTTTAGAGTTGATTTTGATGGTTCTAAAACATTGAGATTGACAGAAGAATCTAATTTTACATTTAAAATTCCTCGTTATGCTGACTTATTAATGGACTGTTATCTTTCTGTAGAATTACCCAATATTTGGAGTAATATTGTTCCTCCTGTTGAAGAAAATGGTGGACAATGGGTTCCTTATGAATTTAAGTGGATTGATTATGTAGGCGCACAAATGATTTCCAAAGTAACCATTACATGTGGAAATCAAACTATTCAAGAATATTCTGGCACATATATATTAAATTCTGTTTTAAGAGACTTTTCTGCAGAAAAAAAAGAATTATTTTTTAAAATGATTGGACATGTTCCAGAAATTGTTGATCCTGCGAATTCAGGCTCCCGTGTTAATTCTTATCCAAATTCTTATTATACTACCAATGCCAATGGTGCTGAACCCAGTATACGGGCAAACATATTATATATTCCTTTAAATGCGTGGTTTAATTTAAAAACACAATTGGCATTCCCTCTTATTTCTCTACAATATAATGAATTGCACATTAATGTTACATTGAGACCTATTCAAGAATTATTTCAAATTCGCGATGTATATGATTCCACTAATAATTTTCCTTATGTTGCTCCCAACTTTAATTTATATTATATGCAAATGTATCGCTTTCTTCAAACCCCACCAGATATTGAGTTAGGTGTTCTTTCTTATACAGACACACGTAGTGTTTGGAATGCCGATATACATTTAAATTGCACATATGCTTTTCTTTCCAATGAAGAATCCCGGTTGTTTGCGTTACAAGAACAAAAATATTTATTCAAACAAGTAAGAGAACAAATATATTATAATGTAACTGGTTCTAATCGCACATCTATTGATTCAATTGGAATGATTGTGGATTGGATGTTTTATTTTCAGAGAAGTGATGTAAATTTGAGAAATGAATGGAGCAATTACACAAACTGGGCATATAAATATTTACCTCAAGATTTAATACAAGCACCAACAAGTGGTTCATATTCAATTGAGCGTTCTAATGGAGTGGTAGAAGTCGGACCCGGAGTCAACACGGATGGGTTTTTAACTGGTTGGATGATTACCGGAAATTATAATTTTGAAAACACAAAAAATATATTAGTGACAATGGGAATATTGTTGGATGGCATTTATAGAGAAAATCAACAACCTGCTGGTGTATATAATTATATTGAAAAATATATCCGAACTTCTGGTTCAGGTAAAGATGGGTTATATGTATATAATTTTTGTATGAATTCATCTAATCTTGATTTACAACCAAGCGGTGCTATGAATATGAGTCGGTTTTCCAATATTGAATTAGAAACCGTTACTATTATTCCGCCAATTGACCCAAATGCACAAAGTTTGGTTATTTGTGATCCACAATCTGGAAATGTAGTAGGAATCAATAAACCTACATGGAGAATATATGATTATTATTATAATTTAGTCATCTTTGAAGAAAGATATAATGTGGTTAATTTTATTGGAGGAAATTGTGGATTATTATATGCAAGTTAGTAATTTAATAATTTTATTTACTTTTAGTCTAATTGTTTCTTCTGAACAATTTAACGTTTTTGCAATTACTTTGTTTGACACTTTTTGATCCAAATGAATTCCAAATTTATAATAAAATATAATTTGTAAATTTATATCCAATTGATTTACTTTCTCTATAATATCTTCTTTATAAAATGGAATCTCCTCTTTTTTTTCAAATAAAAAATTATTATTATAATTTATTTTATATTTTTCTTTGTCAATCATTATTTTTTTATTATATTTTAGATAATGAGGCAAAATGTTTACATTGAGTAATTCAGAAAATGATTTGATTAATTCAAAATAAATAATTTTTTTTGCATAATTATAAAAATATCCTCTACCATCATATCCTTTTATTGCTTTACACAACCCAATTAACGCATAATCATCTATTTCTCTATTGATTAACTTATATTTTTCTTTGAATAAATAAGATTGATATTTTGTTGTATTATAATAATTGATAAAAATAATATTATTTATTTTATTTCTTATTAGAATGGATGTTTCTTTATTTTTTATTATTTTATTTATAGCTTTCCATTGTGGAACAGTTAAATAAGAATACACATTGAAAATAAAGTAGAGAAAAATAATTATTTTATAACACATAACTTTATAAAATAATTATCTAATATTTAAGCTGATTATACACCTTATAACGTTGCATTGGATGCTTGAGGACCGACTACTAAAAATTCTCCGGATAATGTAGGACTTGTTTTATACTTATGTATCTTTGATGAACTATTGTATTTGTATCTTTTATCGTATAATTCTTGTTCTTTGTTAAATGTATCTCTCCATGTATTAATGCCTTTATTGTAATATAATGCAGGACTATTTATTTTATCTTCAAAAAAATATGTTTTTGTTCCAATATCATTTGTTAAAACTGAAAATGTAGATGTGAATGCTTCAGTTAATTTTTTATTGTCCTTATATGAATTTACGCTTTTAGATGTTTGATTCTTTTTTTTAGATTTAGGTCTACAACCATAACAATCAATATCTGAAGTACACTGTTCTCCAGTTAAAATACATATGGCGTTTGAACCGCACATATTTTTACATGAATAGGTTGTATTAATAGGTAAATCTACTGTATTACTATAATTATTTCCATCATAAGAATCAAATGATTCCTTATTGAATAGTTTATAATAATCATCTTTTAGAAAAAAAAAATTCATTATAATGAGTAAAAATAAAAGCAAAAGAATAATTTTTTCTCTACTTTTAATCATATAATTATAGTTTATAATTTTATAATAGTTTATATAATTATAATATATTCTTTAAAATTATAATGTCTGATGTTTTAAGTTCCAATGTACAACCTATAATAACACAACAAATAAAATTTTTAAATTTATATATTTATCATGTTGTATTAATTATTTCTGGAATTATGTTGGTAGGTGCACCTTTAGTATATAGTTCTAAAATAGGACGTTCCAGAATTTTAAGTGGAATAATGAATTTTGACCTTGACAATTTTGGCGGTTATTGTTATCCATTCAATAAACCTACATCCGGGGAAGGATATGAAAATAATTCTATTGGAGATGGTGTAGAAGCAGAAGGATTTGATAGTAATTATTTAATTACAGATGAAATATCATTTTTTGTTAGTTATCATAAATGCATAACGAATCTTTTTAAAGGCGGAGGTGAATCGCAAGAAACAATATCAGATAATACTACTACTAATGAACAAGATGCAAATTCTCTACAAGAATCCCCGTTGCCAGATAATAATTCAATTTGTAAAGTTACATATGGAAAAATAATACAATTTGATTATGATTATGTAAAAAATTTATTAACGCCGTCAAATAATTTTTTAAAAAAAATGTCCCAAATACATAATTATATACAATATTTGCGTATAGGTAAAGTGGCTACATTGAGTGACGAAGTTATTACAAAACAATATGGAGAAGCAAGTTATGGTTCATATTTTTTAAGTATGGTATATTTTATTTTTTTCGAATTACCATTGGATATATTTCGTTCAATGTTTGTATTTGCTTTAATTTTATACAATTTTATTTTCGGAACAATATTGTTTCAATTGACTTCTTATATTTATATTCCTCCATTATTTATTGAAACTATATTATTATTCTTTCCATCTGTATTGTTGTTGTTGACATCGGCAGACATTTTAATTATTTTAATGCAAGTGTTTTTTGGAGTTTTATCTATTATATTTGTAATTTTTTTTATCATATTATTCATTTTTAAATTTGCAGTGTATATATATTTTATTTTTAAAACTTATTCAGAGGCAGCAGATAAGGTAGATCTTGCATTTATTTATATGAAACTATTTATTTATATAGGCGCGATTATAATGATAATGATAGTTATTGGGTTTTCATTTTGGTTAATTCTTTTTTATTCAATAACAATTTATTTTTTTTCATTTTTTATAATGTTAATGATAATTATATTTTGTTTATTTTTTAAAGCAAATGAAGTAGACAAAGATGGAATAATTGATAAATCTAAAAAATATTCTTACTTTACTTTTTTAAAAGGGTTAATATATAAACAATCATGGATTTTATTATTATTATTAATTGTATTAATTTGTGATATTTTTTATTGTAAAATAGTAAAATCAAGTAGCATAACATTTGGAACAATATTTGGTATATTGATAGTGTTAATGTTTATTGGTTATTTTAATAATACCTTAAAATTTAAAGACGAATCTCATAACAGTTTTTTTTCAAACCTTCAAATTATAAATAAGTACGACGAAAATGAATTGGATAAAAATATGATTCGTTTTAATAAAGAACTTTATGATAAATATTCAACTATTCACAATTTGAAATGTAATGCAAAATTTAATGATACTACAATTTTAGAAAATGTATTTAATTTCAAAAGTTGGTCATTATATGGTTTTTTTAGTAAATAAATTAAACAAATAAGTATTATTAATTAATAAATGGTAAAAGATAAAAAAAAAGCAATCAAACCAGAAGTAAGTATTTGTACGCCTACTTTTAATCGTAGACCATTTTATAATATGATTATCAAATGTTTTCTTTCTCAAACATATCCTCGTGAAAAAATGGAATGGATTATTATAGATGATGGTACAGATAAGATTGAAGATTTAGTAAAAAATATTCCACAAGTAAAATATTTCAAATATGATACCAAAATGTCATTGGGTAAAAAGAGAAATTTGATGCACGAAAAAGCATCAGGGAATTTTATTATTTATATGGATGACGATGATTATTATCCACCTGAACGTGTAAGTCACGCGGTAGAAACATTAAAGAATAATCCTTCTTTTTTGATTGCTGGTTCAAGTGAAATGTATATTTATTTTAAACATATTCATAAAATGTATCAATTCGGTCCTTATGGTCAATATCATTCAACTGCTGCGACTTTTGCTTTTCGTAGAGAATTATTAAAACAAACCTCATTTGAAGATAATGCTGCATTAGCAGAAGAAAAACATTTTTTAAAGAATTATACGATTCCATTAATTCAATTAGATCCAGTAAAAACAATATTGGTGTTTTCTCATATACATAATACATTTGATAAGAAAGAATTATTAAACCAACAAGAAAGTCAGTATATGAAAACGTCTAATAAAACAATAGAACATTTTATTCATGATTCATCCATTAAAGATTTTTTTATGAAAGATATAGATGATATTTTATCCAAGTATGATTTCGGAAAAGTAGAGAACAAACCAGAAGTTTTAACACAAATAAGAGAATTAACTGATAAAAAAAATAAAATGATTCAACAAGAGTTGATACAAAATATTCAACACCTTAATAATATGCAATTAAATGTAGATAAAACTTTACAAGAATATAAACAATTAATCCAAATATTGATGAGGGATAATGTGGAGTTAAAAAATAGAGTAAGTGTATTAGAAAATAATTTAAAAATGTTATAATATACAACGATATACAATAATCAAATGGCTGAATATTTTATTGGTGACGATTACTACTCCGAAACATCATCTCAAAAAGATGATAAAAAAAATGTAAATGTAAATGATTTATTTATTAATAACACATTTGTACATTATTTATCCAGACAAAAATATGATATAAATAAACAAAAAAACATTCATTATAAAATCAAATGTTATACTTCTGGACAACAAGGAAATACCATCAAGAATGCACAATTTGGAACAGAATATATATATGGGTTTTCTGAACTAAATAGTAAATATGTTTTGATTGGTAAAAATTTTAAACAACACACACTAAAAAAGAATATTTTTCATAAAGTGGGGTCGTTTGACGAGGATTTGTATTTTAAGGTTGTCATTTGCACGGGAGAAAATACAAAAACACGAGAACCTATTGTTTTGTTTTACAATAATCCTGAACAATTTGAAAGACATCATGGTGTTGTCATCAGTCAAGAAGACAAGAATCGTTGGTATGAAAAGAGAAAGCGTCAAATGTTGACGTATAAATACAATTTTATTTACAAAGAAGAATTACCAGAGGTGAATGTGATTGAACATTTAGGGATGGATGTAGTTATTCATTAAAATATCAATATAAATAGTTATTATCTAATAATAAATAATGATGTTTAAAATATTATTTATTATTTCATTAGCGTGTGCATATGGGTTCAATAATTATAAACAGAATATGTATACATTTTATAAACAAAATTTGTATAAAACAGTAATATATGAAAATAATTATGGTTCGGAATTTGATACAGAAATGAGCGAAGATGAAAAAAATTTTCATAAAAAAATAAAAATAGAAGAAGAAAAATATCTTTATAAAGAAATAAAAACAGAAGAAGAAGAAAATCAATACATAAAGGATATAATACAGTTGCAAAAATATCAAACCATGTATAAATTATTGCAGTATCTATTGGATAATCAATTAAACAATGAGGATAAAAATATCCTTCTAAACATTTTTAAGAAAAAGATTAATAATATAAAATTCTGATTAATCAAGCAAATCAAAATCCTCATCTTCAACAGATTCTTCTTCGATGATACTTTTTTCAGGAACACCGATTGCATTTTCTAAAGTATATTTGTCTAAAAATCGGAAGAAACGATTGATATCTAATTTATTGATTTCATAATTTTCAAATAAAGAATAAATATAACTTTCTTGGTACTTTTCTTTTAAATTTAAAAAAAAAGTATACAAATCTTTTTGATCCATGTTTAATAATTGACACAAATTTTGTATGAAAATATAATTATTATACTCGGTAGAATATTTAGTCAACACTTTTGTGAATCTAATTTCTTGTGTTTTTATTTTCGTCTTAAAATGTTCATGATAAATTTTATTGTTATAAAACGTTTTTATTAATGAAGTCATTTCATTAAATTGCCAGATTTGCTTTTGAAAGGTGATTCTATCAATATAATCTGAAAAACACATGTTTTCCAATATCTTTAAATAAAATGGAATAACTATTTTATTTTCTTCTTTTTGAATATAGTCAATCACATTTTCGTGCCATAATAATCCAATAATCGTTCTATCTGTATCGTTAATAATATAATTATGATCTACAATATCATAATTATTATTAAATAATTTATGTGTGATATTTTTCGTATCATCATTTACTGATTTTTTTTCAAATATATTATTAAAAATATCACTTTTTAATATAGTTGGATTATGATTGTATATCTCACAAAAATTTACAAGTTTGTTCAAATCACTTTGAACAAAAGCACAAATATTATCCTTCATATTTTTCTCTACATTTGGTAATAATAAAGATATAATATTACTAATTTGTTTATTCGTTGGTGGTTTTAATTCAATCACATTACATACCTTCATTAATTCTTTTATTTTTTTATCAATATGATAATTTCCTATGCAAATAATTGGATTCATTGTATTTTCTTCTAATTTTTGTTTTTTCGTTTTCTTGGGTCTCATTATCTTTATTAAAGAATTGATTCCTCCTTTATCTCCATTATTCATTCCATCTATCTCGTCCATTACAATTGCTATTTTTTTCGCTTTTTTATTGAATAAACTCATTATGTTTTTATCCGACATGTTATGTTTTGTTATATTCTCTATGATACTCTTATTTCTAACATCTCCTGCATCATATTTTACAATGTCGTAATTTAATTCTTTTAATATTTTCATAACAAACGTTGTTTTTCCGGTTCCTGAACCACCGTATAAATAAATATTATTTTTCGTGGTTAAATCATTTTTATTTAATTCAAATTTTTTTAATAATTCTTTTAAACTGTCTTCTTCATCGTTTCTATTTAATAATTTATTTAATTCTATTTTTTCCATTCTATTTTAATAATCGTTTTTTTATATAATTTTTAATATAAACGTATTGCGAAACTTATGAAGACGTATTTAATGCTTCACAAGGATTTGGAGCGCCATACGTTATTCCGTCCCATGTTAATTTATTAGTTGTTGCCCAATTATATTTTTGACATGTTCCATTTGTACCTATATATGGACTTACAGTAAAATTAGGTATTGTAACATTATTCTTATTAATTATTCTTTTTGAATCTAAACAACTAGAACCATTGCCATTTACATCAACAAAATAATCAGGACAATTTGGAATGACTGGCGGCCATACTTGTGAATTACTTGGAAAATATAATACGAGTGCTAAAAAAATTATACATATTAATAAAACAATTCCAGCTATTTTTATCGTTGTTTTTTGAAAACTTGCAACCATTTGTATAAAATATATATATTTTTTTATTATTATAATTTAATGAACCGTAATTATTCAAGAACAACAAATGGAAGAATTAATATTCTAACGTGTAATACTCCTAATTCATTTGATCAATTTCAAATGTATGATAAGATACCTGTAAATCAATGTTCTACATTACGTAATCCCACAGAAGGATTATGGACAAATACTTTATTGTCTAAAACATTTTTTTCACACAAAAATATTTGTTATATTCAAAATGCAATTAGAGAAGGTGTTTATAATAAATCAAATGGAAATTTTGTTATTTCTAATCAAGACGAAGATACATTAAAAATTATAATGAGGTCTATTTATTTACAACACGCAGCGAATCAACCAACACATATATCAGAACAAATACAACAATTAAATAAAATTGTTTTAGACTATTGTATCCCGCAGGTTTATAATGAAGCAAAGGGTTATAAAAAATATTTAGTAGATGTGTCCACTATGTATACTCCCATTCCTCCTCCTATTTTAGCAAAAAATAATGATAAACAATTAATCCTCCATAATTGGGTTTAGCCATTTTTTAAATAATTATATTATATATATAATATATAATATGATGAATACTTTCACAAGCGATGTTTTTGGAACTTTACCTAAACAATATTGTCTCTACTTTTTTATTTTATGCATTCTTTCATTCATCATTGTTGTTTTAGCTTTATTAAGCTTCCTTTATTTATTTACACAAAAAAATGTTCCTTCTGCAAATTATATTTATGCAATCGCCTTTTTTGTTAATTATTGTTTCATTTATTTAACATATAGATTGTTATATTCCATGTGCATTAGTTCTCTAAAATAATAATTTATTGATTTAGATTATTAAATCTATATTTGCATCTAAACTCTTTTTCACTTTTTTACTCTTCTTTTTTGGAGTTTCTTTAGAAGAAAACATTCTTTCTTTTTCTTCTCTGAAAATAATATATTCTTCTTCTAAAACAGTTAGTTCTGATAACCACATCTTTTCTTCTGATGTGTTTATCAACAATGTTAATTCATCATTTTTTGTTTTATACTCATTTTCTATTTTCTTTACATTTTCGTCTGTTACACAATCCATTGGCATTTTAATAAGATATTTATAATCATCATTCATAATTTCATATTTTTTATCGCTTAACATTTTATTGATTTCTTCTCTACTTTTCTTTCTTAAATCGATGGTTCCATCTAATATTTCTTGAATGTATTTTACTTTATTATTCAAAAGCAATAATTCTTTTTCTAAACATTCTATTAAATAATGTTTTCTCGTTCCATACATTTCCAATCTCTTTAAGAAATAATCATCTATAATATCTACAATTGACGAATATTTTTTTAATTTATCATCTGCATCAAATAGATGCATATTACTTGTAGAGATAGAAGAAATCAATTTGAATTGTTTATATATTCCTTCTTCTCCTAATTCTTCCAATTTTCCTTTTTGTAATGTTATTGTGAAATCAATAGTTGTATCTTTACTCATATCATCATAATCTTTTACTATAGGTATTATTTTTTTACCCGTTTTAGAATCCATTGTTTCAGACAATTCTTCCAAATATTCTTTAAAATCATTTGTCCAATACCCAACTGGAAGTTCAGTTACTCTTATTTTATCTGTCCCTATTATTTCATATTTTCCTTTCACCATAAATTGATTCTCATTTATCGGAACAATTTCTCCCAAAAACCCATCATAATATGGAATGAATTGTATAGAATTTGATTTTTGTAATAGTTTATTCTTCAAGTAGAGAATAATATCCGACGGATTATAACATAAAATATTTGTGCTAAATCCAGTTCCTATTCCTTTGGAACCGTTTACCAATACCATCGGAATAATGGGTGCATAAAATATGGGTTCTACTTGTGTTCCATCATCGTCCAGATATTTTAATATCTGATCATCTTTCTCTGAAAATAAATGTCGTGTGATTCTACTCAATTGAGTATAAATATATCTTTCCGATGCCGAATCTTGTCCTCCCATCAATCTTGTTCCCATTTGTCCATTTGGCATAAACAAATTAATATTATTGGAACCCACAAAATTTTGTGCCATTCCTACAATCGCAGCATTCAACGAAGCTTCTCCATGATGATAACAAGAATGTTCTGATATATATCCTGAAAACTGTGCTACTTTTATTTCCGAAGTCAAATTTTTTTTAAATGCAGAATATAATATTTTTCTTAAACTAATCTTTAATCCGTCCATTATATTTGGAATACTTCTATCACAATCATATTTTGAAAAGTGAATTAATTCTTTATCTATAAATTCTTCATATTTAATTGATACAGTTGATGTATTCAAAAATGCATTTCTATCATAATTTCTTAACCATTCTTTTCTATCATCCGCTCTTTTTTTATTAAATATTTTATCTATTTTGTCTTCTGATTCTTCTCCCATCTCAAATCCAACAATTTTTTTCTCTTTGAAATATTCACGAAATTCTTTTCCTGTACTTGTTCCCAGTCCTTTGTAATATTTAATTTTCCATTGATTCAATGCAGAAATGGATTGTTCGCTTTTCCACGATTCATATTCGCCTTCATTATAAAATGCCAACTCTTTTTCTCCTTTTTTTGCTTTCAAAATAGGAGTATTCATAAATGAAATAAAACCTTGAATTTTTGTCAAAGATGACCATAATGTCTGAAATAAATTAATTCCCAATCCTTTAATATGATTCCCATCCAAATCCGCATCACACATAAATATCACTTTACTATATCTTAAATTCTTGTGTATGTCTTCCATTGATTTATATTCTCTATCCATTTCCAATCCCAAAATTTTTTTAATATCTGATATCTCTTTATTCTCTAATATCTTCTTTTTTGTTTCTCCACGAACATTCATTATTTTTCCTTTCATTGGATACACACCTACTATATTTCTGTCTTCAGAAGATAAACCAGAAACAATTCCTGCTTTGGCAGAATCTCCTTCACATAAAATAATCATTGTCTGATTAGATTTGTCGGTTCCCGCCCAATTTGCATCTACCAATTTAGGAATTCCTCTCACATTTTTCGTCTTGTGACCATCCATTTTTTTTACTGCTTTGGTTTCCTTTATTTCAGTGATTGCACACGCAGCATCCATTATTCCCATTTTCGCAAGTTTCTCTATAAATTTGTCGGATACTATACAAGTGGAACCAAACTTATTGTATGGAGTATTCATATAATCTTTTGTTTGACTATCAAAAGATGGATTCTCTACATCACATCTGATAAATAAAATCAATTGCTCTTTGATGCTTGTCATGTTCACTTTTATCTTTTTCTTTTTCTCTATAAACTCAACCAACTTTTTTGTTATCTGACTCAAAATATATTCCACATGTTTTCCTCCTTTTGAAGTATGAATCCCATTCACAAAACTCACCTGAATAAATTCGTGCGTTGAAGATAATGCAACTGCGTATTCCCATCGTTCACCATTCGTTTCATACACTCTTGGCGATTCCTCTTTAGTTCCGATATATAAATCAATGTATTGAACAAAATTTTTTACAGGAATCAATTGACTATTATATCTCACTTTAATATTTTTTTCTGTAACTGCAGCGATATCATATACTCTTCTCTTTAACAAATTCAACATATCTTCTGTCAATCCAGAAATACCTAATCTACTATAATCTGGTTTAAATGTTATTTTTGTATATGGTTTTGATTTGCATTTGGTAATGATTGGCGGACAAATAATATTCAAATTATCTTTGAATTCTTGAACATATTTTAGACCTCTTGTATGATCCACCGTCTCTACTATTCCATAAGTAGACCAAATCAATACCAACTTGAAACCAAACCCATTTTTTCCTCCAACTATTTTCTTTTCTGTTTTATCATAATTAGTAGATGTTCTCAAATGACCAAAAATCATTTCTGGAATCCATACTTGAGTTTCCGGATGAATGGCTACATCAATCCCATTACCATCATTCATCATTGTAATAACATCTTCATGAATTGTAATGTCAATTGTAGTTACTGGAATATTATTGTCTGGACTTTCTTGAATTGCCTTTTCCATTCGTATTGCGTGATCGCGACAATTTACAATTCCTTCATCAAATAATTTAAATAAAGCAGGTATATATTGTATTTGTTTCTCTACTATTTTAGAAGTTGATTCTTCATTTGTAGAGAAAATATATAAATCAGAATCTACAATTTCTACTGAACCAATATATGTATCAGGATTATCCAGAATATGTTGTTTATCTGTTTTTTGTTGATATTTGTTTGCCAAATCCATACTTAATCTTTTATAAATGCAATTATTGTTTAAACTAATTCAATTTTATCATTATTAAAATAAATTAATATATTATGAACTTATATTTTTTTAATAAATTAAACTATAATAAAAAAATAAGGATACTTAGATGGTTAATACATAGAATAAATATACAAAAAAAAGAACGCGAACGTATGCAAAGAGAAAAAGTAATAATAAATCAAATATATAATGACATATATTTAGAACCAATACAAAAAATAAATATGTCAAATATGATAATAAAAACGATTCATAATAATGATTATTATTTTTTTACATCCAATTCATGTATTATTAAACATCCTTATGAACATGATAAATATATTATAAATATTAGATGGATCAATTATAAATTAGATAATAATGGAAAGGTGATTTTACATTATCCAAAAAATATTTCATTAAATTCATGTATAATTTTAGATAAATTATTCAATAAAATAGGCAAAGAAAAGTTTCTAAACAATACAGAAGATTATAGTAAACCTTTTAACAATTTTGGAATAGAAGATGTAAGAATATTTAATTATTCTGATAAATTATATTATATTGGTTCTACGCTTAATGAAACAACAAATACAATTGCTATCACATCAAACGAATATAGTTTAAATGCTGATGAAACAAGATATGAAATGAATAAAAAAATAATTATACCTTCATTTTATAATGATAATAGAATTGAAAAAAATTGGTGTTTTTTTGAATATAAACAAAAAATGTGTTTTGTTTATAAATGGTATCCTGTAACTATTTGTCAAATTGACTATAATAATAATAAATTAAATCTGTTAGAATGTAAAGTTATTAAAAATAATTTTTTTAAAAATGTAAGAGGAAGCACATCGGGTGTTTTATTTAATAATGAAATATGGTTTCTTTTGCATAAATCTATTAATAATGATTATTTGCATTTTTTTGCTGTTTTTGATATTGATATGAATCTGGTACGATATAGCCATTTATTTAAATTTAATAAATGCAAAATAGAATATTGTATTGGATTCATTATTGAAAATGATAGAACTATATTATCTTTTTCATCATTGGATACTTCTTTGTTTATAGGAATATATGATAATAATTATATTAAATCGTTAAAATGGAATACATCTAATTATTTTATATAAAATAAAAATTGAAATATAATAATCATATACTTTCTCTACAACACAACAAATCATAATGTCAATTTCCGAAATTGTTTCCATTGCTTCTTCCAACGTTGAATTCTACGAATCATTCCAAAATAAAGATTTTTACTATGAAAAAATAATTGATAAAACAATCCTTTTATCTTCTGAAATAAGAGAACAGCTTGAACGAATTGTTCATATTGATTTTGAAATTGGAGTGCGCAATGAATATATAAAAAGTATAGAGAAAAATATATCTTCTTTACAAAAAGATTTACATTACGATTCACATATTCTATTTATTATGGTTACTCATTGCATTAAAATAAATAGACAAATGCGTAGAGAAATAATTGATATAATACATTCATTAAATAATTTAAAAAATGATATTTACAAAGGAATGCAAAATACAGAAGATTTTATAAAACCATCTTTCTCTACTAATATTACAATTACCGAATCCAATAAATTGAGAGGAATTCTCCGAAATGAGAAAAACCAATCGTATCTTATGAATATGACAAATGAAAGCAGAAACAAAAGAAAAAATAGTAGAGAAATGAATAAATTATTATTCGGCAAAGAGAAATCAAGTAATAAACACAACAAAATCAGAAAAACACATTCTCCAAATAATAAATTATATTATTAAAATTTTTAATAATATAATATCATATGTTTAAAATAAGACAAAATAATACTTTACATAAATCTAATTTTTTTTGTTGTAAAAAACGTGTACATAATTTATTTAGTGAATATGAAAATGAATATATAAAAAACGAAACAAAAAGAAAAGTCATTAATAATTATAATGAATTTGTTATTCCACAAAATACACAAGTAAATAAAGCAGTAAATACTATTCTTTATAGTTTAGGAGGAAGAACGCAATATGGATTTATACAACCACAAAGAAGAGAAAGAATATTATTGTACGGTAAATTAGAAGGACAAAATGGCGGAATATTAGCTCCACTAAAAAATAAATTTTAATTTATATATTATTATTTTTTCTATTGTAAATATATGACGAAGTATAAGAAAGATTCAAATGGAAATTATGTTATTCAAGGTCGTAAATATGAAGTGTTGATAGGTTCTCGTGCACAAGTGATGCACGGGACTGCATATAAGACAACAGGTGAATTAACTAAAAATGATTTATTGCAAAACAAAAATGGACGAATTGTGAGCAAAAAGAAACACAATTTAGAAAAAAAAGTCAAGCGATTAATTAAAGCGGGGTATGGAACCAAAAAAGGACATTTTGGAGCGGTTCGTTTATCTGGTTCTTATAGTCGCAAAGCTTCAGGTCGCAAAGCTTCAGGTCGCAAAGCTTCCAGACGTAGGCGAATGAGAGGCGGAAATGTGGTCGCATATAATGATGGCGGAGTACCTACAAATAGTTTCATGTCGGTTCCAAGTAGCGTTGGTTATTAAAACATTTATTTTTAAAGTAAATTATTTACTTTTAAAATATCGTCCTTCATTTCCACACATATCATTATATGTTCTTGCTACTATACATTTAAACAAATCTATCGGTTCATTATTAATATACACCGGAAATTGTTTACATTTTGATTCTTCTATAATTGATGATGGTTTAAAATATTTACATTGATTGCAATATTTTTTTACTTCTACAGAAAAAGAAGTAGAGAAAATAAATAGTAAAATATAATAATTCATTTTATTATTATATTTTAAAATCTTTATATTATTTAAGGTTCCCAAATGGTAGACAATACTTTTTCTACAAATAAATCTTTTTCTTTGTCTTTCTCTATAAATCTTTTTCCATTTTTTCCACACAAGGATTCTATTTCTCTCGCTAAAAAACAATATTCATAATCTGTTGTATTTGTAATATATTTATTTCTTAAAAATAGTTTACATTTTGAAAGCGGTGTTGAAATATAAAATTTACATCTTTTACATAAATTTATATTATTTGATTGAATCAACAATAAAGTAGAGAAAAAAATAAGAAAATACATTTTATTATATATTATATTATATTTATATTATATGAGCTATAAAATATCACGTAAAAGAAGAAGGCATACAAGAAGAAAACGAACATTAAAAAGAGGAGGGTGGGGTTTTAAAAGTGCTTACAATAGTATTTACAATAGGTTTATGTATCCAAGTTATAAAAACAGTGTTTCAAATAAAGATTTTGAACCCAACACGGATGATGACGAGGATGACGAGGATGATGTTAGACGGTCATCTATGGATGACTCACTTGTACGCCACGGGCCTGTCACTAAAGATGATTTAGATGGTATAGATCATTTTAACAAAACATTTGGTGGAAAAAGAAGAAAAATAATATCAAGAAGAAAACGCAGATTTTAATCTATTAAAAACGTTAAAAATTTAAAGATTTTAATAGTTAAAATAAATATAATGTCATCTAATGTTTTAACTATTAAAACTGTACAAATTGCACCTTTTAGAACATTAATGACTGCTTTAAAAGATATTTTATTAGAAACAAATATGACTTTTCAAGCGGATGGCATCCGAATCATTAATATGGACAAATCTCACACTATTTTAGCACATTTATTGTTATCTTCGCAAAATTTTGAATTTTATGAATGCAAAAAAGAAAAGATTGTTATTGGTGTCAATATGTTTCATTTATTTAAGCTTATTAATTCCATTGATAATAATGATACATTAACTATTTATATTGAAGAAGCTGATTATGCGGATGGAATCGTTTCTCATCTTGCGTTAAAATTTGAAAACGGAGATATCAAACAATGCAAAACCCAAAAGTTGCGATTGATTGAACCCGAACAAGAAGAGTTGGAATATCCTGATGTAAAGTTTTCTTCTGTCATTAATCTTCCTTCTTCTGATTTTCAGAAAATTATTCGCGACTTGTCTTGTATTTCTGATAAGTTGGAAATCAAATCGGTTGGAAACGAATTGATATTTAAATGTTCAGGACAATTTGCTTCTGCTGAAATTCATCGCGCCGAATTGGATGGTTCCATGGAATTCATTGTGAAACAAGATTCTAGTAAAATCATTCAAGGAGAATTTTCTCTAAAAAATTTGGGATACTTTATTAAATGTACAAATCTTTGTTCTCAAATAGAAGTCTATTTGGAAAACGATTTACCTCTTGTTGTGAAATATAATGTAGCCAGTTTGGGTGAAGTCAAACTTTGTTTGGCTCCATTACCTTCTTCTTAGATTTTTTTACTTAACAATTCTATTGAACCATTTGGTATATAATGTTCACAAACAGATATGGCTCCTTTCTTTTTGTAACTTTCACTTATATCTTTTGGCATTGTATCTTGAACGTTATCTACAAGAATATTCGTTTTTCCATTAAACAATTTTTTACGAAGGTTCTCTACAAACTCTTTTCCATATATTTCTATTTGGCTATTTTGTTTATTCAATTTTGGAAAATCTTTCCCTTTCTGTAATATAGTACCTCTACAACCATTATTACAAAATATATATTTACATGATTTCATCA